TAATTCTTTCACAATCTTTTAAATCTGTTGCATAATATGGAACAACTAAATCTTCTGCAGGAACAAATTTAGCAACTGCTCTTTGCATAATTTCATCGTAATAAACTTTTTTAAATGTTGAACCTGCTAAGGGTAAATAAAATAACATCTGATCATACTCTGGAGTGTAGTCTTCCATTTTGTTCATCAACTGATAGTTCATAAACTCTTGAACACGTTGTGACTGAGAATATTTTTCAGGAGTTTCTTCTCCCATGATTGCTGTTCTTACAGGACCCCCTGCTGGTAATAATTCTTTAAAAGCAGTCGCTTGAAACTGTGTAGCACTTTCAGCTAACAAAGGATGTGTCACACCACTTGCACCTGAGAAAGGTTTGGTTCTTTCCTCGTATTTTAATCCTAATAAATCTAAACCTTTGATATACGATTCTTCCCAATCTTTTCGAGAAGAACGATCATTTTCTAATTCACTTAATAATTCATCGGACAGTTGATCTAAATCTCTGTCATCCATGACTTCAGCTAAGTTTGAATAAAACTCTACTTCTTCAGGGATCGCTGACATCGGATCGAAGTCAAGAGTTGCACCTCCCTCTTCGTCCATTTCAATTTCTATTCCTTCAGGAGTCGGTATTTTTTGACCGTCGATCTCGACTTCTGTTTCGGATTTAATAATCTCTAGCTCAGGAGCTCCTGTTTGATAGAGTCCTTTATCAATATTATCTGCCATAATTTAATTTATATCACCTAATCGACCATTTACAACATGTCTATTTTTGGTATCGATATAGGTCCTCCCCTTCTTTTTTTATCAATTGGTTTTGTAACAAATCTAGGAGTTTGTACATTTGAAAACTCACTGTCTAAGTTAATCATATTTCCTAAAAAATTATTTATAGTATCTGCGCTATCCGAAGCAATATAACCTTTAAAATTACCTGAGTCCCAATACTGAGCTACGTTATTAAAATATTTACTTAATACCTTTTCAAAATCTGAAGAAGAAACCTGTAATTCATCCATTCCTTCTAATACTTCTTTTTGTTTTTGAGTAATGTCTTTTGGATCATAGTATTTTAATTTAAACTCATTTTTCTTTGCTTCATTCTCTAACCACTCAGGATCATCTTTTGATGTAAAAAACTTCTCTTCAAACAAAGCAAATCCTGTTGGTTTTAATTTTTCACTAATCAATTTAATTTTATTGTTTCTTCCCTTATCGATAAATTGAAAAGTCATCTTTTCAATAACAGCGTCTAAAGAATTGTCTTCGTAATCATCTGCATTCCAATAATTCGCTGGAACACCTTCTTCATTCTCGTCTTCAATATCAAACGCATACTTTCCATATTTAGATGCATCTGTCGTAAAAGCTTGTCGAATGTAATCTGTGTTATCAAGTTTTTGTGTTTCAAAAATTTTTTCTGCAATTGGATTTGGATCTAAAACAATTCCTTCAATGTCAGGTCGTAATTCAGCAACTGTATTTATAAAACCACCTTCTGTACCACCAATATCTAAAACGGAAGCATTCTCAGGTAAAGACTTGGCTACTGCATCAGCAGTCGCGATCTGTGCTTCTTTGAAAGTAGGTATGCTCGTAAAGATATGGTTTTCAAAATTACCAATTCTTTTGGTATCAAAAATAGCATTGGTCTGACCAAGATTAGTTATATTTAATATATTCTCATAAAGAGATTTTGGTTTACCAGTTTTCTGAGTTAAAACTTTAGAAAAGAAATTTCGAAGAGCATCAGAGGCGAGCTTTTCACCTTCCTCTGTTCTTAGTACATCTGTTCCCTGATCGCTTGGAAGTCTTCCTTGGAGAAGTTCTTGTTCTGTTTTTGTGGCTTCTTCTTCCGTGCCAATAACTGATCCTTCTTTTTCTGTTCCTTGGCGTACTGTAGTAAGGTCTTTTTCATCTCGTTCATTACTATCATCCTTTAATAAATTTAACAAGTCCGTCGGATCTGGTTCTGGAGCTTTCGGTTTCTTGTCGTCCTCGTCTTGAGGTGTTAATTGATTTTCTTTTTCTTTGTCTTGTAAATAGCTCACCGCAGGTGACGCAGCAAAATTTGTAATAAAATTCGCTACATCATCTAAGGATATATTACCTAAGGCTAAATCTTTTTGAATCTGACTCGCTTGTTGAGATCCCACAGCACCCACGAGCAACGATCCGAGAATCCTTGGATTCGATAGCGCTTGCATCGCTAACGGTCTGCTTAAATTCAAAAAAGCCCCTATCATTAATCTCCTTCCACGATCAACGGGCCACGGGTCATGGCGTCCTTATCGTCGTCAATAATTAGTTTGGTATCATGAGTTATACCATTCTTATCATAATTCTCTAGAACTTTGATCAATTCATCTTTGGACATATTTTCGAGAGGCGTGTCGCTTTGAACTTTGTTATCGTAAAATCCAGCCACCTTACCTCTGTTCACCTCAGCAGCCACGGCCGCCGAATAGTGCTTATGTTCTCTCGCTTCCTCTCGAATCTGTTTCAAAGAGGCCAAATGAGATGCAGTGGACACACCATACATTTGGTGTAAATCCTGTTTCATCTCATGAATGGCCTCCACGACGAAAGGATTTAAGTGAGGGTTCAGTAAATCAGTAGCAGTTTGACGTGCTCGATTTTTTGAATACCCCGCGCGTCGCGCAGCTTCGGCAGCGGAACATTCTCCAAGTAAAACTTTGTGAACGTATTCATAAACAAAAATCATTTGTTTCGGTGTCAGTTTCTGTTTTAGTCTCCTGTCCTCAGGATTAATTAATTTTTTAGTAGTACTCATATTTCCTTTTACTCCTAGGTTCCATATCATCTTCATCATCATAGAGACGAACAAAACTTCCTTGTCGATATCTTAACAAAGCTAAGGTTGTCGCGTCAACTAGATCATCATGTTCTCCATAAGGGAATGATGCGATCTCTTCTTGGACATCTTCTGCCCATTCGGTATCTGGTCGCCAAACATGGCCTGCTTCAAATATAGGAGAAACAGAATTTAATCTGACATGTTTATCTTGACCACGGTTTGGAGAGAAAGCTGTCGCGTAAACGCCAAATCGCCGAAGCTCCTGTATCAAAGGTGTCCCTGAAGCTTTGGCCTCAATGATCACACTATCAGGATTATAAAGTTGAAGCTCTTCTTTTGCCACTTGTTTCAACTCAGGAAAGTCCCAACGACCTTTACGAGCGTTTAACAAAATCAAATGAGTCTCAGTTCCTTCATCAGGGTAGAATACACCCCAAGTGGTAATAGCTGAGTAGTCAGCAGACTCTTTTTTAGAAAATGCAGTATCATAACTTTGAATTGTATAAGCACATTGTGGTGGATCAGGTTTCTCCCATATATTCCACCATTCGCGTTTCACGATACTCGTACCGTCATGTGTTGGATTCTGTTGCCACTGAGCGTTCCACTTGGTTGGAACAAGAGAAGCTTTCACTTTATCAAGTTCATTGAGCTTCCAATACTGTGGCCAAATAGGTTTTCTCTTTTCTTCGTCATCGTCGTCTAAAATTGCCGGGAATTCTATGATGTCCCATTTATCTGCTTTCAGATCACCCATCTTTTTGATCAATTGACCAGTCAGATCCTTGTCAGACCATCGAGTCATCACGATCACAATACTTCCCCCTGGTTGCATACGCTGTCGAGGACCTGAAGTATACCATTCATAAGCATTATCCATGGCTGTTTCAGACAAAGCATCTTGTTCTGAGTGAGGATCGTCGATAATTAGTAGATCAGCACCACGACCAGTGATTGCACCACCCACACCTGCCGCGTAATACTCACCTCCAAGGTTAGTTTCCCAACGACCCGCCGCTTGGTTATCAGTTCTTAGCGTGACATCAGGAAATATTCCTTTGTATTCTCTGGTATTCATCAAGTTTCTTACTTTTCGACCAAATCTTATGGCCAATTCACCAGTGTGAGTTGCTTGAATGATTTTTAATCTTGGATTTTGCCCCATCATCCATGCCGGGAATAAAAATGAGGCAAACTCACTTTTTGTGTGACGTGGGGGCATGTTCACAATTAATCTTTTGTTCTTGCCTGTCATGAAATCTTGAAGTTTTTGTGCAATCTTGATGTGATGATCGCCTTCAACAAATTCTGGCCAGACTGCTTTGACAAATCTCATGAAGTTTCCACGTGCATGTTCTTGTTCAATGCGCTTTCGAAGCAATACCATTGCCTTTAGTTGGTTCGCATCTAAGTTTTTATAGTCTATATGCATATTTTGCTCCCATAGTGTGTGTATGTTGGCAGCCAAGGCTTCGCTGTGGTGGTACCGGGGCGATTTTTTGGTGGGTGGGGTCGCGCGTTTCGTGGCTCTCGGACCGTTCGATCTAAGTACCTAGGGTCGATTGTTGCATAATCAATATTATGAGTCACCCCGACGCTATATTTATCAACGTTTTTCGCGTTTCGTGGATTATATGATCTATATTTAGTGGTATTCATTCAATATTTCGCTGATCGTGGTCCATGGTTGACCCACTTGGACCGTGCAAAGTGGCGCAAACTCGCGATTTTCTGACAAAAAGTCGATATCCGTGGACCTATACAGAAAAATCTTTCTCTCTTTAAGAGAGCGTTGCAAGATAAACAATCCGTTCATAATCTGTTTGTATTTGTGATGAAACGCTTTCTGATGTGGTCTAAGACTTTGTAACAATCTGGAACGTTCACAAGCCTTACATTCAACGAACAAACTACGTCCATATTTATTAAACAAAATTAAATCTGGAAATCCATTAATAGTAGATGTTTCAATACGAATTGGATTAAAATCAGATAGTTTATCCTTTACCATTTTATATAAATTCTTTTCAGCGCTCATTCAAAATTAGTCCGTTACATCTTAATCATTATTTTACAAATTGGTACTAGAGATTTTTCAGTAACTTCTTTTAAAATAATCAATTTGGAAAAAGGGTCTAATTGCCTAGAGGGTATAAAAAAGCCTTATTTTTCAACAAACAAGCGGACACTATCACACTTGTCAAAATGAGTAGTGTGATGGGTAAAACCCACCTAAATAAGGCTAAAACGCATAAGCGGACACTATCACACTTGTTTTAAAATTTTTTTATTTTTTATTTTTATTTTTTCAAAAAACTCCTAGTACTGTGATTGTCGGTCCACGATCCACGACGCGCGTCCCTCGAACCGTTCGTACTTTGTTCACTCGAACGATGCCCACGTTTCACGGTCCATGTCGCAATTTGCAATAAAATATCATAAAGATCCAAAATCAAAATAGCCTTTAAATCCATTTTAAGAGCCATAGAGCATATAATAAATTATCTAATAAAATCATACATGAGCATCTCTTCAACACCCCTAAAAACGCCTTAAAAAGGTCGAAGTTATCCACAGGTAAAATCAATATTTTTTAAAAAAAATGCATTTTTATTTAATATTTATCTTTTTTTATTAGGTAATATCTCAATTTATGATATAAATAACACAATGAAAACGAATCAGACTCTAGAAACCGCGCTAGAAAAAAATAAGCCAGTTACCATTTTGGGGAATGCTGACGATATTTTAGCCATCGGGTCTAGGGTGCTAAAACACTCAAAGAATTAAGTTTCTTGGGTCTTCGGACTCGGTGGATTGCTGAGGTTGGGCGCTACATACTTGCCCCTCAGTGCGTTGATAACTCGACCCAATCGAGGTAAGCTTCCAAACCTTATCTTGAGACGCTGAGAGCCAGTCTTCAGAGCAAAGAGCTCAATCGGTGACACCGATAAGGAAACAGTCAAACAGAATTCAAAATTATGTATTTTTGATAGGGCTACTGAGTTAGCCTTATCATGAATGCATAAAGCATTCAGAAAATAGCAATAGGAGGCTATATATTATGAAAAAACATACAATCACACTTAATCAAGATCAAATCGAATATTTAAACGACTTATTATTAGCTGAGGCTGAAACAAGAGAGCCTAGCGAAGATAATTACAATATCGGTGATCATGATTTTGAGCAATTGAGTCATAAAATTCGCTCTAAAACAGAGCGATATGCCAGAGTAAAAGCTGAACTTTTACTTAAAGCTCAACAATAAATATTTTTGATTACTCGATCATGGGTAATCATGAATATTTATATATTCAAGAAAGAGAGCAAATCATGACTACATTATTTAAGAACATTAACTTAAACAAACTAACTAAAAAGGAACTTGTGTTGCTTTTACATTTAGTTGAGCATTATCAAAAAGATGATGCTGAAAATCATTCAGAAGAGTTCACACAACAGTTAGACTCTTACGGTGATTTACTCTGTGAGCATATCCAGAAATAAGTATTTTTGAAAGCCTTTTACAGGCTTTCATGAATATTTATCAATATTCAGAAAGAGAGAAAAAAATGGAAGACAAAAGATATACATTAGAAACATACCCAACCGATTTTCACGGTCCTTTTACCGTGATCAAAGACAACGATTTCGATCGTTATCTACAAATAGACGAGGCTAAAGGTTGGGGATCATATACTGCTGACGATCCTTACGACGCTTATCGCTTTGTAGGTGGTGAAGTAGAAATAGCTGAATGGTGGGTAAAACGTTTTAATGATAACATTTTCGATCATTCACCTTTTGATCAAAAAAGAGACCAGAGCCACACACACGCAACCCTCAGAGGGCTAAGATAAGTATTTTTGATTACTCGATCTGAGTAATCATGAATACTTAATTGTATTCAGTGAGAAACTACATCTTAAACGTCGAAAGCTTGTACTAGGTTTACCCTTTATGAAGACAGTCATTTTACTGTGAAGTAATTTGGTTGGACCGTGAACGTCTCACATAGGCTAGGGCAGTGCCTAGGTAAAAAGAAGCGAACCTTGTGTTTAAACCTAAAACTGTCCAAAACAAACAAAAGGAGCAAAAATGACTACATTTTATTTAAATACGACTAAAAGCTTAAGAAAAGAGTCCTCATTCGGATTTACTACATATTATTCATACGCTACCCCGGTAGCATTTGTGCGATATGGAAAACTTTTTGTAAGCGAAAACGTTTGGTCCAGAACCACTGGCAAACACTTAACTCAAATTGACGGAGGTGATAAGAAATCAAGAATTCCTCATGCTGAATTTGAAAAATTATACAACGAAGCGAGACAGGTGATTTAATGTATAGAAAACCAAAAGCAGAAATTATAGTAGATCGGTTTATTATCGGTCTACTTGTGTTCAAAGCGTTTTATATCGCTTATTTAATATTAATAGGAGGCTAATAGAATGTTTAATAAAATAAATGAAGAGATATTTTTAGACGCTGATGATCTAAAATTTATCACTCAAGGATTGAGCAAAGTAAAAGATGAGAAAGCAAAATTACTTTCCAGAAAATTACTTTATTTTAGTAATAACGCTCATTCCCATTTAAATAAACATGAGATCAAAATCTCAGTCAAACCAAAGGAGGCATAATGAAAGTAATATCAAGTAAAAACCCTGTGACCAAGGAAACTTGGGCATTCGTTAAATTATTAAGAGAGGGTCATGATTATGTCAGTAACGGACATGATCATAAAGTATATCTACAAAAAGACGTCAATGGCGTTGAGCATTTAGTGACTCAAAACAAAGACGGAAAGATCGAGTCAATAGAAAGATTGGAGGACTAATGACTACATACACAAAAAAATATGAATTTGTAAAATGGAATGAGGCAGACCCCAAGAGCGTAAAAAAAGCTGAGATCAAAAAAAAGAAATTAGAAAATCAAGGCTATTCTTTGATACGAGATCACGGAGGTTTTTTTAATTTTATTTTAGAATACAAAAAATAATCCACGAAACACGGTCCACGATCAATGGTCCGTGTCTAGGCTCACGAGTTGAAAGAGCCTACTGATGAGAAACTCAACCAAAGGACATCTAAACACTGGCGACTGTGGACGTACTGGGTCGCACTTGTTAGTCTTGTACGTTCATTTGTCCTTAATACGGTGTGAGGACACCACCCTTAGAAAGAAAACGGTTTGATCTTTGGATCGCAGTATCCTTTTTTGATACTGAGTCAAACAATGTCTTTCAGTGTCCAACGTTTAACAAAGGAGAGCAAAATGACTAAAACAATAACAGTAAGAATATTAAATGTTTACGGTAACGAGAGAATTTATCCTGTGTGCGATATCGCTCACAGTTTTTCTTTTATTGCGAATACAAAAACATTAAGCAGAGCAGATATCAAACACATCAAAGATATAGGCTTTGAGATCGTGGTCGAGGGACCAACATTATAGGAGGCAAGATGACAGATTACGTAG